GAGTCAACCAACGGAGAGAAAAATCAACTCCTCCCCTACAATAAAGGTTTACTAACTTTCTGTCAATTTAATTGGAGAGGATAGAATGTGACTCTAGGGTGACATCATGCTCATGGCTAATCCTCTCCAAAGTGAATACCGATTTCTTTACCGTTCACCCCCTTACCCTTTTTAAACTAACAAGTTAAAACGGTAACGCCCTATTACCGTATTACCGTCCGAACGGTAAACGGTAATAGAACGGTAACAACCCATTACCGTATATTACTCCTTTAAATAGAGGTAGTTAAGAGTAAACGGTAATGATTTTGGGGATTTATATCAGAACTTTCTAGTGAACTGCTCATTTCCACAATCTGAACATTCGTAATACCAAATCCTTGGCATCTTCTTAATAATCTTAAGACCAGGATTTCCACACTTTTTACAGTATTTAAAAACTCCTCCCCCTCGACGTCCGTTTATTTTTGCAGTTTTGATCTTGGCTTCAGATTTAGACAACCCTCCTATCTTCCCTCCTTTTCTCCCTAGATAGGCAGCGCATTCACTATCATCAATTTCTTGTCGGCAGTGGGGGCACTTCATAGTCGAACCTCCAAGCTTCCATTTGCTTCTCGATACATCTGATCAAGTTCATTAGTAGTAAGTTGGTCAGAGACTTTTATTGTAGGATTGTTCTTTATGCTCCTGTATACAGTTTCTTCAAATCTTAGTCGTTTCAAGGTAGTTTTAACTGTTGGTATTCGCGTATGGATTTGTGCCAATACATCCTCTGCGAATGCATTCCCCAACACTACACTACCTTGTAGTGGATAGTCGTAGATACTTAACATATCTTGACCTGTCAATCGGAGTCCGTTCAGGCCACGGTCGGGCATAGCATTTTGTGGATGTTCTATGGCATGAATGATCTCCGTGCGTCGCTTGGATTTCTCTTTTAATAGTAGCTGGTTCAACGTTGCGCCTATGTATATTTCAACTAACTCAGGATCGTTCACAATCCTATCTTTCATCATAAGTTTTGCTCGATTGATGTCACCATCACAGAGATCAAAACATTCCTTTGTAAGTAATTCAATTTTTTGTGGCATAAATCCTCCATTAAGTTAATTTGTTCCATGCTTCCCACATATCGACGAGTAATCTCTTTTCCATATACCGTTGTGCCCGTCTGTGAATATGCAATTTTGATTTGAGCTCAGGGTTTTTAGCTTCCTCAATTTTCCGTTCATCGTAAAGTTTTTTATACACTCCATCCCTGTTTGATTTGATCAACACGTCCCCTACCTGCCAAAGTACAGAGCGTCTTCGAGGACTGTAGCCATGTACTAAAGCTTTCGGCGCATTATTCTTCAAACCAAATCCCTGACGTTCTCCCTCAATTACTGCGACGCCAAATCGTTTCCAGACCTTGGCGGGGTTAGGATATTTGCTAAGGTTACCAACTTCTCCTACTAAGAGTGCCAACAATAATGGTCCTATTCCCCGAACAGGTTCAGCCCATTTCCAGATCGGTAATTTTTTTACCTCTGATTCCATGAGTGATTCGTAGCTTTTCCGTCTGGCTTTGGATTCTTTGTGAAAATCCCTGAACATAAACAGATGCATAATACACCAGTGCGGGATCTTGAATTCCTTGGCTCCAAGTTCAACCAGGATGTGATCAGAGAAAGGGTTATCAAGTTTAACTCTACCGTGGGTAGACGTATCGTGCGGTAACTCTTTTAGTATCCTTGGAGATTCATTTGGTCCACAATCAACAACTCTACGAATAATGCCACACATCTTATTGTGTACCGCCGTTTGCATTCTCATGAAATCATTTCGGATTCGTTGCCAATGGGTTATCCTGTCAATAATTTCGGGGATAGTATCGCTACTATCCCCATTAACGGGAGTTTTTTCTATATAAGACCAAGGGGTTTCATCGATCTGAAGGTCACTCCCGTTAAACTGTCCAGTATGGGTTTTCATTTCTATCCTCCTTTTCTTGCTTATCCATTTCCTTTTCGATCCGATCTAGACATTCATCTAACACCTCGTGTGCGATCTCTCTCACTTCTTCGTAGGTTGATCCTCCTGGTACTTTGATGTTATGCCTAATGGGCGTCCCTACCTTCACATCAGAATCACCGTACCAAATGCTTGCGTTCATATTTGGCGACAATGATATGCAAGCTTGGTTTAGATCCTTATTAAAGCTGAAGGCCGGTTCCAGGTATCGACCTCTAATAGTTTGTCTTTTCATTTTTCCTCCATAAGCTTCTCAAGCTCTTTGTTCTTCTCCTTTATTTTGTGTTCCAATTCTTTGATTCTCTTTTCATTGTCCCCACGCCGATTAAGTTCTTGAATGGATGTGTTCAAGGCATCCTCTATCCAAGAAGCTGTTTCAATGTCTACCGTGAGACTTTGTTCAAATGAGCAGTCAGAGTTAATACCTTCTTTATTTATTTTGTGACTCCATGTAGTAATTCTCATATATACTTTCTTGGAATCTTCAAGCGGTATTATCACTAAAGAAATATCATCCGTAATTTTCTTTATCATTTCATATCTCCCTCTTCCATATTGTCATTTCCTCCATTGATAGGTAGATCCAAGCGGTGACTTTCTCGCTTGGATATCTTTTCTTCTAACTCATCGACAATGGCTTTGATTGAATCGACATATTCAAGGATGTTTGCGAATTGTTCGATTGCTGCCTTTTGATTTTCTTCCAGCGCCCCAATCCTCAGACCAGTTTTCCATAGAACAGCATGTCGATAATTTTTCTCCCATTCATCCATCCGTTTTTCCTGACCCCTCAAAACAACGGTCAGGGCTTCGTAGTCTTCTGCTTGCTCTTTTCTTACCTCAGAAATCCCTTTGGCGAGATCCAAAAGTACCTCACCCAGCTTCTCAAAGGTACTCGCTGTTGTACCGACCACACTTGATCGTTGTGTTACTTTTGTTTTGCTCCGGTCTTGTCCTGTGTTGATTAAATCTTTCACGATTTCGTCCTCCAGTTAGCTTCCCTCTTTAATTGAGGGAAGCTAACTATGTTGGTTTATTGAAGTACATTAAGACGGTCTGAAAACAGTCTAAACAAATCAGCAGATTGGAACTGCATTGATGCGCTTCTCAATTTATTTACCTGTGTAAATGCGTTGAGTAAAGACCATGCTGTTCTGGGCTGAAATGCATCGTAGTTTGGTCTTTCCCATTGCTCCAATACTAACGGCAATTTGGATGCTGGAAACGCGCCACGTTTCATAGCAGAGATCATAAGGTAGCTAGCCTGGATATTATTAATTTTAGCTAACTTAAACCTATCAATCTGATCAGTCTGTCTATTAATATAGCTGGGCAGTTGTTTGAAAAGGCTATCGATCATATACGGTAAGTCTTGTACCATGTTGCGTGTATGCTTCCGCCGTATTACTACTTCGCCAGAGAAAATGAGATTGTCGCATACAAAAATATTTACTCCGGCGCATAATCCCACCGCTATTGATTTATTGTGTGAATGCCTTAAACCCAAACAAATCTGCTGATCGTTAGTATCACTATCACAGGTCATTACTCCGAATAGTTGGTTACCCTCACAGGCTAGCGAAAACTTTTCGCGATTAGGCACAAGACCGGCTCGATTAGCTCCAGCCCGTACTTGCTGGATAAAATCGCCATGAGGTATTGGATAGTGTGAGAATGTAGCCGGCGGTGTTGCTACCGCTCTAACCTGTTCTTCTGTTGTTTCAAATCCACATAACGTTGCTGCCATTGTTTCGTCCTCCTGTAATGTTGTATTAACTGTATTTTTTATTTCTTACATATGCGGTCCCGTGTAATCCAACACGAATCCAGTATTGTCTTTTTTCGCCCTACCCTTTGGCGTTAGCCCGACTATTACAGGAACATCGGATCCAGGATTGTCCAAAAACCTGAAGTCGTGCAAATCTCCATTTATTACCTTGTAGGGTACATCACCGACTTTGTAAGTCTCTGGCAATCCGCCGCGAAACAGCACAGCTAAATTATAGCCTTTCTCCAATGCTAGCCTTGAATCCTTCGCGTTGTTTTCCTTGCGTGAGAAGGTTAGATGATAATTGGCGGGTTCCCGACCAAGTCGCGCCAGTATGGCTGTATAGTCGTACCATTGGATCCAAGGGAAAGAATGCATCGGACTATCGTGGTGCTCCAGTAAAGTCTCAAACGCAACATCTGTTGCCAAATTTGACCGAATAGCCGTCACCATAATTGGCAGTAGTTTGGGATCCCGTTTGCAAAAGCTTTGCGGTCTTTGCATTGCTGCATCATGCACCTTGTGAATATCTTCAATGAATAGCCGCATGAATTTGGCACGGTCTTCAAAGAACAGATTCACTTGACTCTGTCGCGCCTTCATTACATTGGGAAAGAATCCGCGGCCAGCGTACGCAACGCAAGCTTCCAGACAAGCTGGTGATGCATCTGTACAGAGTTTCTTACGCTGTTCTAGAATCTCCTCTCTGGTACCATATGGAGCCATAGACAAGTTAAAGGATCTGATATCGTAAAGGTTATAGTAACCTTTGTAGAATGGGCTATCGATTCTAAGGAACCCATCGGATCCGCGTTTATTGGTTTTGTAGTTGGTAGTTCCCTCACGTAATAAGTTTAACTTCATTAGTTGTTCTCCATTGTTATTGGTTTGTTTGCTCTATTAAGGGGCCAGAGCACAAAGTTAGGCTGGCCCCTTTGTACAACAAACAAAGCCGACTATTTAATCCAATCCTTCTTCATCCATGTCTGGAATTGTGACTCCAGATCCCGTACTATCTTTACTTTTTCTTCCGGACTCAGCTTCTCCAATTCGGGGTCATTTGCGGCACGTTCCACACATTCTTGAATAATCTTTGTTGTAAGAGACGTTTTTTTCTTGTTTTCCCTCTCGACCAATATGCTCGCGATGTCCTTCACATCTTCGTATATGTCCTTCATCCCGTCGCTTTCTGTAAATGTTTTTTCCATTGTTTCCTCCATTTATTTGTGAATCCATTATTGGATTCATGGAATACCCAGCTCCAATTGTCTGGGTACTCCCTGCATCCAATAACTGCATAGGATGAGCCGGCTATTATGGAATTAGGCTAAAAAGTTTCTCAATTCTCTTATTGGCTTCGTCTAATTCTTCTTTGATTTGGATAGCTGGTTCTGGGTTAAATACGATATCTAGGACCATTGCGATTGCGTGTTCTAGTTCTTGGCTAATGCTTCCATCCCTATTTGGATTTGTTTCCAAAGTATTCCATAGTTCCTCGAATTGAGTTTGTCTGTCATGCATTCCTTCAAGTAGATAGGCTAGTTTGGAAGTCATTTTTTTAGCCTTTTCTATATTGTTAGCCCAAGACTTTCTACGACTGTTGTGTATTTTCATTAGTTGTTCTCCCTTTTTGTTTGGCATATTCAGTCTTGAATAGCTTGATATCTGATGAGGGGATCTCATAACCCCATTGGTACAGTTGGAACCATTCATCGGAACCTTTGACGACTTTTCTATCTGATATGAAGAAGTCGTTGTTCTTGACGTCCAGCATTGCATCCGCAATTTCGTCTTTTTTTGTGTAAATGTGGCAATCAATACAAGCTCCAATTTCAAGGTCTATCGCGAAGCCTTCTTTGCAGTATTTGCATTTCATCGCTTTTACCTCCTTTCCAGATCATCATCCGATCCACAAAGGGCTCAAGCTATTGAGCCCTTGCTGCATAGGATGATCAAATCAAGACCGATCTTCCAAAATATGCAGTAGCACCTGAGCAGCTAGCAATGCGTCCTGATAGGCATCGACTGGATCCAATGTTCTTCCCCGTGAAATTATGTCATGCGTAAAATAGTGAACGCTTAAATCGTGTTCAATCCTGCGGGGATCAACAGGGGTCACTGAGTCGCGTGTAATTGATTTTGGTTTATCCATGATTTTCATTTGGTTTCCTCCTTTCTGTGTATTATTCTACCAAGCGGTTTGGGTCATGTCAACAGAAATCGACATCAAATCAAAATAAATCTAATGGAGTCAATGGATTAGGTGCCGGATAGCTGGGAATCGTGTATCGGTTTGGGGTCTTGTTTGGGCTGATGGAAGGATCCGTTGGAGGATGCGGAGCAGGCCTGGGCAACCGGAGCAGGTGAAGCATCCTCCCCACGGGTCGACGGCCGCGGCGGCGGCGTAATTTTTTGGCGGGGCGTAGCTCCGCTACTTCAAAGCGAGTACCGTAAGGTACTCAGTACCTTTTCTCTTCTCTTAATTACTTCTAGATGTAAGTACCTTATTCTTCTCTTATCTTCAACAATCAATAATGACTTCTAGGAATCCTGTTTCCTCCACCTCTTATAGTAAGGCCCCCTACAGACGTATAAACTGTTGATTTTAAATGAGTTGGAACCCCAATAAAAAAATTTTTTAAAAAATTTAGTCGAAAACACCGACTACAGCTAAACCATTGTATTTATTAACTTTATAGCCATGTAGTCGATGTAGTCGCCTTTTTAGGGGTAGAAAGGGTAGTTGGACAAACTAACTATACTCGCCCAAAGGGCGAGGGAAACTCTTTATGCTGAACACAAGAATGATGGTGTCCCTGGGGGGATTTAGCTCAATACCACAAATTCCCAATAAGGCTCATGGTATTTTGCTACATCTGGGGAATGATACTCGACTTCTCGGTTGGAATTAGAGCATTTACCCTCTGGGTGGATCAGCTTAATGATCTGAATGAAGTTAGGTTTGGATGATGGAGGCAGATCTTTAAATTTTAGGAGGGCATTGCAGTCAGCACAATAAAGTTCTGCTGGTTTTTTGTAGGCAATCATAGTTTAAAGGCCATTTTCTTAGGATGAGTGGGTTTTACAGACCGAACTGACATCAAAACGATGTCTTCTACGATAATAACTTCTTTATTCACGACATTATAGAATCGAAGTAGCATACCATCTAGTCGTACAAAGTCAGATTCGATGTTGACAGTCGAACCATCAGTAAATGTGATAACAAAGCCTGTAAGTTCCTCTTGAGGGAACCATACCATCGCTGTGGTTAGCATACAATACAGCAAAAATGAGGTAAAAAGCACGAGAATTGTGGATTTAATGTAATTTCGGGGTTTCAATAGATTAACCTTAAACTTCAATAACCTTTCCATTGAAGAAAACACGATACTTACCGTCTCTTTTGACGATTGGATGGGGTTCTACCCAGAAAAGGTCGCTTTTTGCGTCTCTATAGACAATGGAGAAGCCTTGTTGCCAGTTGGGTCTGTCTAAATAACAGGGATTGATGTCACAAAGGCAGAAGTTTTCATGTGCAACGAGTATATCGTCGTATACTCGCTTGTAGTGAGTGCCACCTCTATGGGTATGAGCCTGGAGTAGAGATATTCCCTTCTCCTCAAGCAGCATTTTGGCTGTATAGCCACTATGTTTGGATACTTTGTTGAAATGGCCGATAAGCAGCTTACCCCATAGCCAACTGGACTCTCTAATCCCTGTATAGTGATGTTCGATATCCAGGGAGTCTAGTTCTAGTTGTTCAGCTAAGCTCATTCCCTTAAGACCTACGAATTCCCTGGCATGTGTATCTATATGAACATCCCAGCGGTACTCATGATTTCCAAAGATGTAGTGAATATCAGCATCTGGGAATCGCTTTCTAAGATCCCTCAGAAACTTTTTGCTCATCTGGATTTCCCTAGATAGTGTAGCTGTAGAGAGGAGGGATGCGTGTTTGACGAATTTACTTATTTCCCAGAAGTCCCCTAGATCACCGTTGATTACTACAACATGGGGATCTAGCATCTCACCTACCTTTAGGGTCAGTTCGACAGCCTTGGGATCATGGAAGGGGATATGAATATCGTTGAAGATCAGTGCTTTTCGTTGAATATGTAGCTTATCGAGATAATGACGAACTCCACCTCTGGATATCTCTAACTCAGAGGCAATCTTTCTTTGAGATAAACCTTTTTCATAAAGAGACTTAACTTTTTCTCGTATCATTTTCGATCAGCAGTACAGCCATACGCCATATAGACACATCTAGCGCAGATAGTCTTGGTTTGATACTCCCTAGAATGGAGTATAAAAGCTGCTTCGACCTGTCTATTGCATTTTTTGCATAGACCTAATGGTCCTCCACAGCTCTCACACTTAGTTAGGGTTGTATCTGTATGACCGCACCCAACTCCTATAAGTTCATCGAGTGAAAACTCATTTCCACAAGACTCACAAGTTAGATTAAATGGATCGTCTACTTCTTCATTGATTTCATCAGATCCACACTCAGGGCATTGTAATGATCCTTCATTCATTCTCAACGCCCTCCAGATAAAGCCTCCTCTCCTCTCTTTCTTCACGAGATTCTTGTTCTTTTAGACAATCACTCTCAGTGTGCTTGGAATCTGGAACGAGAAAATGGAATAGTTGCTCATTGAAGAACTCGTAGACCCTGGGGATTGGGCTGAAATAACCAAGGTGTGTAACTGCAGATCCCCAACCTACAACATCGACCCTGCTGGGTACACCAATGAAGTAATAGTTCCCATCTCTTTCAGCAAACATAGCCCCACCGCTATTACCGAATATGATCTGAGCTGAGGACATCCAGTAAATCTTGTAGTCAATCTCATCCCCTTGGTGGGTTATGATCCCCTCAGTGATGATGGGATCATGTAAGAGGGCACTACCGACTGCAATAGTCTTGGTGCCGATGTTGATATCTTTGTGTTCTCCTTTTGGATAGAGATTAGCCGTGTATTTAGCCGGTTCCACCGTTCGCAGTTTGAGGATAGCCATATCATGAGGGGTATCGTAGGCTACAATCTCTGCGGGGGTGCTATAGGTAACTGGAACAGATCCATGTGGGCTATTTTGGTAATCAAAAAAATCAACTGTAACAAGTTGACGATATTCTTTCTTTCTATCGCGCCCAAGGCGACTGTCCCATTCTTTCTTGACAGTTATGGCACTATCTATAACGTGATGGCACGTTAAGACATAAGTAGAATAATGTGAATCAAACTTATTTGAATAGATAATGGTGCCAGAACCTCCTCCTTGCCCTGCTTTTACTCGAACTTGCGAGTACAGGACTTGTTCGTGAAGCTTCTGTACATTCTCCATTAATTCTCCTTTAATTTTTTTGTTGACTTGTTTATTTGTTTTAGGTACTGTTCAATTAAACTCCACTCCTTAAGTACAATCCCGATTGAAGTCTTCAATTTATTTTCTAGTTTAATTATGTCAATGTCAATCGATTGGTCACTAGCATGAACAACCCCAGCAGCCTTCCTTTTTTTCCAAGACCAGTCATCAAGCAGCTTCTGGTAGTTAATCCAGGCTACAATGAACTGATTGTTATGACGTTCCAGCATCATCGCAATTGAGTGATCGAGCATTTTTACATTGGATAGAACTTTGGGTGGAAGAACCGGATAGTCTGGAACTTGGCCCATGACAGGGATCATTATTAAGACCCCAATAATCATGCACCTAATCACAGTAATTAACGATTTTAGCATAATTAAATTGAAATGAAAAATCGGCTATGCTACCATGACTCTGGACAAATTCATGAAACAGTGCTCCTTGTATTGTTATTCATGATTCTGGGGGAGCCTCAAAGTCTTCCTTTCTTGGTTCCCCCTTAAAATCAATGCAAAAGATATGGAGGTAATCTTATGAAGTGGTCAAAACCTGCGTACACGGAAATGCGTTTGGGCTTTGAAGTAACGATGTATATACATACTCGGTAGGCTATGGGTAAACAACATAAAAAAATGGACCTCAAAAAAGAAGAGTGGTGTGAGGAGTATGTCTCAAACGGTCAACGTGCCAATGATGCTACCTTGATGGTCTATGAACCATCAAGCATAAAGCAGGCAAAAGAAAAGACGAGAATGATACTTCAGGACCAACAAGTTACTGCTTTTATGCGGGGCTTCCTATTTGCTAACAAAGCGACTCAACTTGCAGGGGGCGTTATTGTCAATGGTCTTAAAGCTGAGAAGGTCATCCGTGATAGAGATGGTGTTGAAGTAGGCAGAGAACCTGACCATAATACCCGCTTTAAGTTCTTGGAGCCTGTAGATAAGATACTCAATATCTATCCTAAAGAGGAAGATATTAAAAGCGAAGATGATTTGGTTATGGAAAGAGCTGAGGCTTATGCAAAGCTGAATCTAACTGATGATGAAGCAGATTACATGATTCATCATAACGCACAGAAACCTACCCCAGAAGAACTGGAAGAATGGATTGATCGAGAAATCACAGTCGACATCATCGAAGAGTAAAGATATTAGGGCTTTGATGGCTATGAAGGCTCTCAAAGACCTCCAATATCACCTCGAAGGTCATTTCTATATCAAGGACAAAAAAGGTAAAGTTCGTCCCATCAAAGAATTGAGGCGATCTCAAAGGATGTTCCTTGCTCTAATCCACCACATTAAAGAGGTTTGGGCAGAGCAAGAGTTACTTGTTAGAATCCTGGTTCTCAAAAGTCGTAAAACGGGTATATCGACTATAGAGGCTTGCCGTCAACTTATAGAAGTTCTTCGATATGGATTGGCCCTGTCTAATAAACGAGAGCTTAAGTTCAAGAATCGAGAAGGCTACATTGAGGTCTTTACAGCTAATCAGATAGCTGCAACTCGTGGTCGAACACCTCAAATCGTTCATGGATCAGAAGTGGCTCACTGGGAGAAAGGATCTGATGCAGCCATCAGTTTGTTTCAAGCTGTCGCCAATGAGCTGAATACATCGGTCGTTATGGAAACAACCGCCAATGGGGACGATAGTCTATTCAAACCTCTTTGGGATGCTGCCAGTGATTGCTGTTCTATTATCTTTCATGATAATCCTGCCAAGCCTTTTGGATTTCATATTGAACTGAATATCTCCGACCCCGATAACTGGAATGGCTTTTTTCCTTTGTTTATCAGTGCTATTGATGATGAGGATTGTCGGCTGGCTGTTACAGAGGAAGAAGAGCATCGAATTGGACAGACTCTAGATGAGTATGAATTGATGATAATGGATAAGTTCAATGCGCCTATTGAGTTCGTCAAATGGCTCAGAAAAGCATTGAGACTCCAGTGTCAGGGTGATGTTAGAATCCGTAAACAAGAATATCCCATAACGCCCGAAGAGGCGTTTATAGTTAGTGGTGATCCTAGATTTGATATAGAAGCTCTGGATGCCATGCCTATTGAACCAGGGGTAACAGGTTATCTTAAACGTGATGATCGATGGGATCGTAAGATAACTTTCTGCGAAGATCGCTTTGAGAAGATGACTGTCTTCAAGAGTCCAGTTCGAGATCATCGTTATGTTATAGCCATCGATACAGCCGAAGGTAGGATGCCGGAAGGAGCCAAAGACCCTGATGAATCAGTTGCACAAATATTGGATATTGATAATGGTCCGTCTGCTGAACAGGTTGGCATCATAGCTGGTCAGCTCTCTGAAGAGGATATGGTTGATCGAATCGCCCTTGCCGGTGAGTATTTTAATATGGCTTTCTTGGTACCAGAGTGGACAGGTGGACACGGTGAGCATCTGACAATCCAGCTCAGTAAAATTTATCCAGTTGACCGGATATATCATCGTATGGACCCGTTCCAAGAAAAGTCCCGTGGCTCCAGCCTTGGCTTGCAAGTTACGGTAGGTAACAGAAACCGCCTAATTGCCGACCTTGCAGAATCCATTGCCGAAGGTTCTATACGGATTCACGACAAGAGGACTATTCGCCAATGTCGCCACTTTGTATGGAATAGAAGAGGTCGGATTGAGGCTGCTGCCGGTCATCACGATGATAGGGTATTTGCTTTAATCGGCGCCATTCACGGATGGAAGCATTATCCTCGAATCCTTCGACCCTCAGACGGCACCCTAGTTGGCCTTCAGGAAGAACAAAAAAGATGGCCTATTGAAGAGCATATTATGGATCACTCCATGCCTGATCCTGATAGTGGTTATTAGAGTAGGGGGGGAGAGCCGTCAACTCCCCCCATTCTGAGGTAAGGGGGAATGGGATTCTTATATATAAACCCCGCCTCCCCCATTGGGTGTGGACCTTCATAATTACATAGTCAAATATATTAATTCAAGTAGCTTGACATTTATTGGTTAGAATGCCACAATCTGGATGGCTTATGCCCAATAGGATTCCTGAGATACGTCTTTCTGACGATCAACAACTTCAGCTTTCTCAAAAGCTTCATAAAATGGAGTTGGGTGCCAAAGACTACAAAGGTAATTATGATGAACTTCATGGCGAGTATATGGATATGTATCTTGCCAAATCTCGTCAAGAGGTTCGTACCTTTCCTTGGCAGAATGCCAATAACTTCTATGCTCCAGTGCTTCGTAGTAATGTAGACACCTATGGTGCTCAAATCTACGACGCTATGTTTGCAGAGATGCCTAGGGTTGTTGGGATTGAAGGATCAGATGCTGCTGATGCAGAATTGCTGTCCGTTTATTATTTTGATGTTCTTTGGAATGGACCTATTCTCAATCTTAGGCAGTTATCCAATGACTGGAATTTTGATACAAACTTAGATGGAACTGGGATTGTTAAAACTCGATGGAATCGTGATATGCATCTTCATCGGTTCCAAGAGCTTCAGGAACGGGTGACAAGTAGACCGTCAGGTGAGGAATTAATTGGTCAATCTATTCCAGAGCAGACTATTGAGCTTGATTATGTAGAGTCTGCTAGAGTTGAAAGAGTTAACCTGCCTGTAGTTGAAACAGCTCCGGTTGTAAATGTTTATCCTGCCCCTGGAAGTTTGCCTTCTATGCAATGGCCGGAGTGTCCCTGGTTTTTTGAAGAGACTTATGTTGGTGAGGAGCAGATCCACAATATGGACAAACATGGTTTTGCCCATATGGATGAACTCAAGGAAACTCTGAGTGAAACTGAACCTTCTATTGCTCAAAGGAACCGTGATGAAGATGAGGACTTAGGTAGTTATCAATCTAAAACAGCTAGAGTCCTACACTTCTTTATGCGGATTGCTCTTCCTGGTCAAGTAACATTAGTTGATGACGAGGAGAAACAGCAGTTCTTTATGAAGGATGAGGATTACCCAGAAGAAGTTGTCATCACTTATCTTCCTGATCTTAAGGAAGAACATAGAATATCTAAGATAGTACCCTTAGCTCGAATCCGAGCTGACAATAAGCGTCCATATATAGACAATCGTTATAACCAAATACCCAGAAGTTGGTTTGGTCAAGGATTGGGAGCTAAACTCCGTAAGATTCAGAAGCAAACCAATGTAGCTTTTCGACAGATGGCTGATTTTGGAACTCTTCGTAATATGCCTTGGGGATTGTATAATCCTGCGGTTACTGGGATGTTAAAACCCAATGCATTGAGACCAGGAGCCATGATCCCTGTACAAGATCCAAGAGGCGTTTTCTTCCCTTCTTTTCACGGTGATCATGCCTTTCAAATTGCATGGCTTAACAGCTTACAGATGTGGCAAGAGAAAGATACATCTGTCACCGATTTCACCCAAGGGAGAGCACCCTCTGTTCCGAATGCACCTAGGACGGCCAGAGGGACTCTCGCGCTTCTTCAACAGAACCAGATTTCCTTCAGTTTTAGGACGGCTCTCTACGCAGAGCGTTATCGGGAGCTTTTCCAGCAGATTCATGAGCTTCATAAATACAATAGTCCCAATGAATTGGTCTTTAGAGTTCTTAATAAGCAGACTGGGGCATTTCAAACTCGCCGTTTAAATAGAAGTGCTTTCGAGCAAGAAGTCGATTTTCAGTTTGAACTCAATCCAAATAAAATGCAGGATCAGCAAAATAGAATGTCTATGGCAAATCTATTTGCTCAGTATCTACCGTTGATGGTTCAATTCCCTCCAGCCAGAGAGTTCTTTAAGAAGACGTATGAAAGTCTAGGTTTCAAAGATTTTGATCAACTACTCCCAATGGATCAACTGCAGCAGTTTTCTCAAGTTCAAGCTGCTCAAGTTGCTCAAGCAGAAGGTCAACCTGGAGGGGCACCTGGAGGAATGGCGCCACCTCCTCCACCGGTTGGCGCAGCACCTAATATAGCTGACTTTCAGCCTCAAGTTGAATCTCCTCAAATGGATGAAGATGAGGAAATGATTAGTCTAGCGTAGTTTTTACAATGCCTAATACAAGTGGATTGTTACCCTGGTTGCTACAGCAAGGGCAGCAACAACAACAACCAGTAGAGGATACGATTGTTCCAAGACAAAGTAGCGGGATGAGTGATCGGGTGACAGTTGGAGGTCGTACAGGACGATTTAATTTTGATCTTCCACCTGAGTCAGATGATCGTACTCCTGGTTTGCGTCACGCATATATAGCTGATGATGGGGAACTATATTATTATCAGATAGAAAAAGCTAATTACGGTGGTAGATGGGACGACAGTGCGAATTTCGATGAAGATCTTGAGAACCTGAGAGGTATGTCGGAGAAGGTAAGACGTGTAAGACTAGGTGATATGTGGCCTAACGAAAACAAACTTATAAGTGCACTAATTGGGGCACTCGCTAAAAATATGTCGAATGATCAGATAAAGAAACAGCTTAAGCCCTTCAACACATATCGTCAGATATCAAACGTCGAGTATGATCCCCTAAAGGGTAACCCACTTGATGAACCTGTAAAATAATGGATAATCCGAAAATAGCATCATTGTCAATGTCTCAAGCAGATATCTCAGAAGATGATGCTAAAGCTATGTATTCATTGATGAGTAGTGACGGTTGGAAAGTTCTTCAAAGGGTTTGGAACGTACGGTTAGCTCAGTATGGTAGATTTTGTGTTTCATCCAAGGACGATCACCGATTTGCTCAAGGTTGTTATCAGGGTTTTGAACACGCAATGATGACACCTGAGCAACTTATTAGTCAGTCAGAATCTGAAGAAGTACAGTATGAATCGGCTGCAGATCGCTTTGAAGCCAATCAACGATTGTATATGGAGTCTCACAGTGACTCCTATTAAGTTCCCCAGCAATGGGGTTGATGAAGGAGCAGTCCCCGACTCGTTGGGAGTCGCTGGATTTATCTGCCCTCCAATGACAACTATGAGAAAGGAGATTTTCAATCATGGATGATTCTACCTTAACTCCCCCATCTGTGGACCCTAATCAGGTAACTCCACAAGGGGACGAGGCTGGCTCCGAGGCTGGAAATTCTTCAGGGGACGCTTCTTCTCAAGAAAGACTGAAACAACAATTACAAGGATCAAGTAATGAGGCTCTTAGGCAGAAAACTCGTGCGGATGAACTGCAGTATCAACTGAATATGCTTCATCAGCAGCAAAATCAACGGGCTCAACAGGCTCAAGAAGCTCCAACAAAATCTGAAAGTGTTATCACCGATCAGGAGTATGCTGATGCAATTCTTGCAAGTGATACAAACACAATGGGTGCCTATACAGCTCAGATTAAAAAGCAAGCTGCTGATGAGATTACAGCCAAGCAAGCAGTTGTCAATCGTCAGGGAGCAGAAGTTCAAGCAGCAGCAGCAGCACTTCAACAAGCTGGAGCACCTTTAGGTTCTAACTCTGGTCAGTATCAAGATGAGATTATGGCTCGATATAATATGCTTCGAGCGGATCCAACTCGTTATCTTACACATAAATCAATTATGTACCAGAACCATGATCTTAATGCTATGACGGATGCAGTGAAGCAGATTGTTAGTGAAAAGAATCTTAATAAAAATCAAGCAGGAGATTCTTTTAGGTCTGCTGATACTAATTTTTCAGCGGTTCCTGGTACTCAAGGTGATTCTCAACCACCTGGACACACAGTTAAGTCTTTTAATGCTGAAGTTCATTTGAGTTCTGAAGAGAAAGCTGGAATGGATAAACAACGGTTAAGTTATGAGTCTCTTTGGAATACGTTGGACCCACGTAATCGGGCAGCTCGATTAGCTCAAGGGCGATCTGTTTCTAATGTTGAGTTGGGAATAAAAGAGAAGGTGTTCTCAGCAACTCCCAAGTCTTGACAATTTTACAGTGTTTCTCTAAACTATCATTGTGAAGATCTATCGTAATCGGTCTGTTTCCAGTGCTGATAAAATACACCGGATTCGTTGTTCTGTTTGCGATACTCTGAATGATCCTCGGAAAAGACCATCGGGTGGCAGATTCTATGGTCTCAACGAGACTACGACGATCAACGGCAAAACTGTCTATCGTGTAAAAGAAGCCAGTAATGGTTGTATCTTTTGCCAATCCACTGCGTGGAGAACAGGCGGTAAAGCTGGAGATCTAAAGCCTCCTTGGTAGGGGGCATTAACCGCTAACGCGGTTGGGGCAGTATAACTAAGGGCAGTTTTGTTTCGATGATCTATGCGTCGGAAGATTGCTAGCTATACAGTGCCTCTCCTTAATAAAGGTACGCCTAGTCTTCAACACACCTTATCCAAGGTGGCTCAGAAAGCTCCATCTCCACAAGAGATTGGTCGCCTTAATGATCGCTTTGCGATTGTTAAACCTGAGCGAGTAATGGGTGCTCCTTATATCTCAGAGAAGGTCGAGTTACGGCGACCTGTCAACCTTTGCCCAACTTGTTGGCGCAAATATAGTGGTTGGTGGAAAGCTAATGACTATAAACCTGATTGGGGATATCTATGGAGAACGAACTGTGATGGCTGTTCAATCAAAATGATTCTATGTAATTCCTTCTATCCAGAAGAAAATTTCTATCGGATTATGACCGAAGCTTATGGTCGCGAACCTAATCCTAATAAAACAATTTATTTTGAAACGTAAGGAGATAACTTGAGATATTCATACTCTTTCTCAGGCTCTAGCGGGCTCAAAATGACCTACAAAGTTGGCGCAACTGTAGTTGCGGGACAACCTGTGGTTTGGATTACTGGAAGTGATGGCACAGCGGAAGATCCCGCTTCTGTCACTGACCTCACTAATGCTCTTGGTGTGACAACTCATGCTGCGACATTAGACACTACCCAAGGTAATACTGAGGGTATTGTTGAAGTGATGGTTGATCCGCTTGCAGTTTTCAACTCCAAAGTAGTTCCCTCTGCGACTGCAGATACCAACTATGCCGATGGCGATGGTTACTACCTAACTGCTGACAGTGCTAACACTGCTGGTACAACGGTAGCGGACAGTGCTGCGGGTGGTTCTAATGATGATATGAATGACGGAATGGTCTTCTGCATCAGTGGTGCCAATGTAGGTCAAAGTCGTGTAATGACGGATCACGTAGCTTCTACATCTGTAATAACTACGGTACCTTTCCTGAATGATATCGCGGCTGGAGACTCTTTTGTGGCTTCTCAATATGCGCCTGGTGTTATTGCTGTTCAAATGACGACTGATTTCTCTCAGTTGAATGGAACTGTCGCAGGTGCCACTGGTGGCGAAGCTGTTGTTGTTAACGTCTATGTAGACACATCTGGTGAAGGTTATTCTAAAACGACTCCGCATCTTAGTACGGTGTTTGTTATGCAGGATCATGCCTTCAACTCGGTCGCTTAATAGGAAGAAAGGATAGAAAATGGCTGTACCACTTACTACTGCTGGTTTTCCAGATGTCCTCGATCCTCGCTTCCAAGAGATTCGAGACGGTCTGGAAGATCGACCAGAAGACAAAATCAGTGAGTTCTTTAATGTAGTGAACTCGACTATTGAGGTTGAACGCGGATCAGCGTTGACCCCAATGGGTAACTTTCAACAGTTCTCCGGCGACGGCGGTTCTGGAACGGTCCCTTACGATGGACCAGACCAAGGATACGATTGGAACGCAACTCACATTGAGTGGGCACTGGGTATCCAGATCGAAAGACGCCTTTGGCAGTTTGATCAATTTAACGTGATCGACGGTCGAATGGAGAACCTTGTAGATTCGGCGTTTGAGACCCGTCAGGGTCATGCTGCAGGAGTTGCGTTTAACGACTCCTTCTCAGCTTCGTCTAGTTTCTACAATCATACTGAGAGTGTTGCTATTTTTAGCAACTCTCACACAACCCTAAGACCAGGTGTCTCCACATCAAGTGGATTTGATAACTTGGTCACTTCTGCCCTTAGCCCTGCAGCACTTTCCAGTGCGCGTACCCAGGCTAGGCTCTTACGTGATGACGCTGGTCGTCGTCGTGGTTTTGAGCCAGATGCCTTGGTTGTCCCAGTTGATCTGGAATATCGAGCGTTGGAAATTATGCAGACGCAAAAAGGGCTGGATTCTGCCGACCAGAATAAAAACATTCTGGCAGGCAAATTCCGTGTAATCCCTTGGCAGTACATCGATGATACCAATGATTGGTTTTTGGTGAACACGGCGAAGATGAAGAAGAATCTCAGCATGTACGAAGCGACTCCAACAGAGTTTGCTAGAGTTGAGGACTTCGACACCTTGATCGCCAAGTTCAGGGGATACATGACTTACACCTTCGGTAGAGCCGATTGGCGGTTCGGAGTTGGTGCCCAAGTCAGCTAAACTGTCTGAGGGTGGGGGTTTCCTTCTCCCACCCTCCAGTATTTTGTAAGGAGAATTATGGCAATTCCAAGAATTAAAGGCTTACCCGTTATCAGCGGGTTGCCTGTAAAATCTCTATTTAAGCAACCCATTTTTGTTGATTCAAGTACAGGTGCAAGTGATAACGATGGTAAAAATCCTGATCATCCTGTAGATAGTATTTCTAATGCATTTAAAAAAGATCGAGTAGCTGCTAACGGTCTTATCATTGTACTCCCTGGTCATAGTGAAGATGTCACTGCAGCCAACGGTATCCTCTGTGATATCGCAGGTGTTCATGTCCTGGGTCTAGGGGAGGGTTCTGCGCGATCCACAATCAACTTCACTACGGTTGTCGGGGCGGATATTCAAGTTGATGCAGCAAATATCACTTTTGAGAATATATACTTTAATGCGACTGGTGTTGATGCACTAACCGGCCCTATCGATGTTAATGCTGCCAACTTCACCCTACGTAACTGTGAGGTTCTTTTGGCGTCTGCTAGTGGACAGTGTGCAGACTTCCTTGTGGGTGATTCCGATGCTGATGACTTGCTTGTTGAAGATTGCTTGTTTAGGGGAAGCACCGATGCTGGCGCACAATCGGCTATTCAGATTGTAGGCAGTGATCATCCGGTGATTAGACGTAATGTCATTTATGGGGACTTTGCTGTATCACCTATCGAGAATGTGACTACAGCTTGTACCCGTGTAGATATTGCACACAATGACATGGATAACTACAATGCCAATGATTTTTGTATCTCGCTTGTAGGCACCACAGATGGATCTATTCGGTACAACTCCATGAGAGTTGCCACAAATGGTCAGGTCACCTGGGTCACAACCACTAATGATTGCTCGCTTTATGAGAATTATGGTGTGAACGCTGATGCTGAGACCGGAATGATTGTTGGTACTGCTTCATCATAATCAAGGTAGATATGGCTAAAAAGAAAAGTAAGAAAAAATCCTATAAGAAAGGTAAAAAAAGTAAAAATGTCAAAAAGTCATATTCGAAACGCTACTAACTTTCACGGCAAACCTAAAGGCTGGACCTTCGATGGAGGCTTCAACCTTGGCTTTGAAGGTAGTTGGGTTTCAGGTTCTAAAAACAGTAAATCAAGTATGTCATCGTATTTTAAAACCCCTAAACCACTAGGTAAGAAAGGTAAAAAAATATAATGCAGAAGTATGAACCCTTCTCAAAGCGGGAAGCTCTTCAACAGAGAGTTTCTGACTCAGAACGGATTCTTTCTAAAAGTGAGCAGCAGGGTGGAATTGCTAATCTCAATCCCGTCCGCAAGCGACTTCAGAAAGATCGGGAAAGACTGGTAGCTGCTACACCCCCTGATATTGATGGGAAGATTAAGGATAAGGTGAAATACCGCCTTAATAATTTAGAAGCTGCTATCAAGAACGGTCGTCCGCGAGAAGGGCATCCACCTATGCCCTCCAGACAGCAAATGGAGGGTAATGGTGTAGGTGATGCTGATCAGCATTATCAATGGGAACAGTGGATCAAGAATCACAATATTGATGCCAAGGGTGACCCTATGCGAATTGATCCTAGAAAGGGTCAACAGGGCATGTGGGATGAATGGAAAGATCACCGGAGAACCATGTACAAAGATCGGGAAGAGTATGCAAGAGATCTTGCATCTATTGAAGTTCTTCGACCTGATAAGTCACAAAAAAGTGAGTTCATGAACTACGACCGCAAATCCTATATGCCAATACAGCATAAGACGGCCGAGCAGGTTGCAGAGATAACTGGTGGAGAAGTCAATCCTATATCTAAATTGGCTGATGAGATGCCGAATCTTAGTCCTATTGAAATGTTGGACAAAGCCAATGTGATGCCTACACAAGTTAAAAATCAATGTTGTGGTTTGACCGCTAGTGGCTCTCGCTGTAAGACATACCTTGCGGCTGGTAAAACACACTGCAAGAGACATAAGGAATAAGAAATGGCTTTTCCATACGTTAGTTCTAAGGGATTTGAAACTGGAAGCAATGCTGAATTTGATTCAGAATCAGATAGTGCCAATCTATTAGACTTCCCTCATTATCGAACAACAGTCGCTGCGCATAATGTGCTTCCATACAGTGGAGCTTATTGTGCCAGAGTCAACATCTCAGGAACCGGTACTGCCGATGCTGAGGTTTTAGAGACTGGTGATTTTGACATGGCATCGGATGTAACTCGATACCTTGGTTTTGCTCTAATGATGGGTGTACCAGGAACGGGTAACAACTTCACAATGGCTGATGCTGATCGTTTTGGAATCATGGCGATTACCGCTTCTGGTACTAAGCACGTTGCACTGGATTTCAGACGTGATGGTTCTAGTTATGAATTAGTTGTAGCCCAGAACTCATCCGGCACCAATATCACAACAACTGCTTTTAATTTTGGTGAGTGGCACTGGCTTGAATTTGCACTTGCTTATGATGGTGCTGGTGATGCATCTGGCACGATTGATTTTTATATTGATGGTGGTCAGGTTGGATCTCAGATTGCTAGTTTAACTCAGGCAACATCAACGGATGTACGATTTGGTCTTCAAGAGAAGGATGCTGGTACAACTGCAGGTACTTTCTTTATTGACAACATAACCTTCGACGACACCAATAGAGTTAGACCTTATCCTGGTCACGGGAATCAGCGTCTAGAGTGGCCTAATAATCGGCATTGGGTAGACGGCAGAAATCATCATGTTGTTGGTCCTGGTGTTGCAAATATTTATTTGACTGGTTCAAGCACTGATGCTGATCTACTTGTCTATGACTCTGAGAATGCTACAAATAACGGCACACATCTACTTGCTCATATTCGGACTGCTGCTGATGATGTAAGTCGTAAGCATCGAGTTCACTTCAACAAGGGACTCTATTTAGTACCGTCTGGTACAAATCCTCAAGCCTATGTGGATGTTATTGACAGTGCCTATACAAGTGCTGGAATGATTAAGAATCTGGCAAGCAGAGGAAGTCCTTAATGTATAAGATCCTATTTTCTTGTGATGGCTGTGGATCTAAGATGAGTGATGAAGAGACTGAAGCTTCATCTAAAGAGGCTCACGCCTTTTCAAACCCTCCACCACAAGAAGTATTCTGTAATCGTTGTATACCGATTGCTCAGGATTATTGGACTTCTAGGGCTGATGAACTACAAAAAGTTGTGTCTGAGATGCACAATCGTCTTGTTAATCATCGGAATCGTTTCTTTCAAGGTAATACTTTGAAGGCTGTCAAGTGAAGGTCCGTAGGTTAATTGAACAGATTGAGCGACGTGCTCAACATAAGCTAACTCGTAGTGTTCCTGAGAATCATTATGAGATCCGGTTATTGATGTCTGAGAGTCTCAATGACTTAGCTGGCTATGGGGAGTTTGATTTTCTCAAGGTGGTAGCAGAACCACTAATTCAAACTGAGACAAGTGTACGCTCCTATGATCTACCCGAAGAATTTCCCATGAACTTCTGTTCCTATGTTGATCCCATTACAGGAGAAAGTTCCTACGCTTGTAAGATTGATGACGGCTCTTCAGGATCATCAATTCCTTATGAAGCTCCAGAACGATTCCATAGTAGAGATCTTTCTTCTGAAAGTGATTCCAGACCAGATCGCTATACAATTTTAACGCTGCCAAGTGGTGGTAGACAAATTGTTCTAAGTCCCCCACCTGATAGCACAGGGTATGTAATTCAAGGAACTTATGTTCCTAATGAATGGAAGCTGGATGATGATGATGAACTTCCAGTTCTTCCCAATAATTTTGCAGTTTTAAGATACGACGTCTTACGGCAGATAGATCCAGATAACACGAAACACGAGCAACGTTGGGTACAAGCCTTCACCAATTTGATGATTCAACACGCTCAACAGAGTCCTGGTCAATTTTCTGTCCATCCTTTATAGGAGTTTATTTAATGCCTGTTGCTAAATTCAAATTTACAATTGGAGAAGGTGCTAGAGAAATGCGATCTCTTAATTTAGAGGTTGCTGCTGATGAGTGGAGTTGGGATGAGTTCGAGGTAGCTACCGGAGTATCGGATAGCAGCATCCTTCCATCCAATATCACTACGATTGATGTGCTCTACATTGAGAGTGATCAAGTAATCAGCTACGAGCACAATGGTGCGGATACAACCATCACACTGGATGCAGACAAGGCTCACTGCCTATTTGGAACTAGTGTTACTGCATTAACTATCACCAATGCTAGTGGAAGCACAGCTAATATTAAGTTAGGAGTTTTTGGAACTTAATGCCAACTATCCTGACATTGGCTAACATCCATGACGAGATCCGAAGGCGTTTCGGCGAGACTGATGCGAGTAATACGTCTATTACAGATACTGAGATTACCAGACAGGTGAATCAGTATACTCAAAGACTCCCTGCTAGAGCTTCACAATTAGGCAGGGAATTGGGCCTCGTAGCAGATGGCAAGACTATGCGTTTTGATATGTGGCGTACATCAACTAACTCTACAACTTCCCCTGGTCCATCGAACTTAATTGTTACAGCGGGTTCTCAAAACATTGACTTCCCTAATGACTACGATCACTGGATTAGTTTTTATGATAGAACTCATACCAAACCAATCTATGTCGTTGAGGAAGTCTCTAGGTGGCTCTACGAAGAACTAAGAGATGCACCCTCTGGACCAACTAAAGCTGTTGAGATCCGAGGTTTCGTTAGCGGTAATGGGTCAGTATGGCGACGCAGAGGTCAACTGTGGCCCTCAGTAACCAGTGGGGTTACACCTTCCATTGAAATGCTTTATTGGAGGCTTCCCGCAGATTTAGAATCTGATGGGGATACACTAGATATAGATCACAAGTATGTGATGCTCCCTATATATGGGGCTATGTTAGAAGTATTACGTGATGATGACCCTGCTTATACACGCTATGAACGGATGGAAGCAGGAATGCTTGTTGATTTAGCTAGATCAGGGAGGGCAACCTAATGCCACTCCAGATAGCGCGTCAGGGTACACCCTACCGTAGTGACTTCCTAGATCTACGAGGGGGGTTAAACAACGCCAAATCAGATGAATTGATTCTTCCCAATGAACTATCCGATGTAAGTAATTACCTTCCCGATATCCACAAGAGTGGAGGGTTAATCAAGCGTAATGGTCTCACCGCAAAGTCTACCCCACAGAGTGAGGCTATCACTTCTGTGTTTGATGGGGTGGCTGATAATTATTTCACAACATCCACATCAATCAGAGACCTTGCAGGTACATCAGTAGACGGTAGTTTGACTAGCTCAACAGGTCCAGACTGGGCACGTTTTGACGATACTAATCTTGGTAACATTGACATCTTTGTGAATGGAGCTGAAGAACGGCGATCAGCTAATGGTACAACTTGGGCAAACGTTTCTAATATGCCCAACTTCAAATACATTGAACCGTTCAATAGATTCCTATTTGGTGCAGGTCACGACAAAGGAAGAGTTCGCTGGAGTAATCCTGAAGATGTTGAAACATGGGATGCAGACAACGAGATTATCATCACGTTGGATGCTGAGAATGACATTACCGGTTTGATGTCGTTCCGTAATAACCTTGTTATATTTGCCGAGCGTAGCTTCCACCATATAGCAGGGTTTGATGAGAAGAGAATGACACTGCCATTCTCCAGTTACGAGATTGGCTGCACATCACATCGGTCTATTGTGAAGTGTCGCCACGGATTATTCTGGTGGAGTGATCAGGGACTAATTTGGTCCCCTGATGGATTCAACGTTTTTAATCCGTCTTTGGTAAAGATTCCTGACACCATAAGAAGCCTCAACAAAGGTCAATATACTAATGTACACGGTATCTGGAATCCCAATCTAGAATGTATACAGATGTATGTGCATCGAGGAACATCCACTACACAGGACTTGATGATTTCTTATTATCCTGGTGAAATTAATTCTCAGTCAACTGGATCAGAATCAAGGTTCGGGAGTTTCTGGGTAAGTCGTGGTGATGGTGTGACAATGGGTGGAAGCGGTGTAGTCAAAGAAAGTGGCGAGAATAAGATCTATATCGGTTCGGCTGCAGCAGCAGGAAAACTCTTTGAGCAGACTGGTGACGACGATGTGGGATCACCCATTGCAGCTTACTTTGAAACTCAAAGAGAGTCAGCCAAGTTAGGTGAAGAGGCTTTGAAAAGATCTCGACGAATCACTGCATTGTTTATTGCAAGTGGTGTACCCAAAGCGACTTATGGTGCATACATAGACGATTCCTTAAGTATTAGTGAGTCATTTGATCTTTCATTAACAGAAGCTGCTTTCGTATTGGATGTCAGTAAATTGGACGTGACTGCTCTAGGTATTGGAACTGCACCTACTCGTGAAGAGATTGGAATGCGACGACGGTTTCGTAAAATTAAACACAGAATATCTGATACCTCACAATTTAACACACGGTCACGCGGTATCATTAATAAAGGATTTGTTTTAAATGCCTAGACCTGGATTCCAACTATCACTATCTAATTATATGAGTAGAGTAGAAGAGGTTTGGGGTATCAAGGAGGTAGTAGCGTCTGCACCTGCTTTAGCCGATATGGCTGTAGGTGAAATATTTATTGGAGATGGTACTGAAAGCTCTCCGGCAGCGGGAAGTAATGCAATTTACTTTAAGCCAGATTCAGCAACTATTGTTGTTATTGCATCAAATGGTTCAAGTCTTGCAACGAGGAATATAACCTAATGCCCAAAACTAAATTAGAACTTTCTAAACAAGAAGCACTCAAGGCTTATGACTTGCGGTTCCAAACTGCTGCAGCTCAAGCTAACTTTGCTTCTCTTAACCAACAACTCAATGATTATATTGAGGGACTCTGTAGTGCACATAATGTTGCTATAGAGACCCACGATTTGGATCTGTCAACTGGACGATTTGTAAAGAAAGAAGAGAATGGCAAACCGAGTTAAGACCTGGGTCACTAACGAGATCCTTACATCTTCAGATCAGAATGCTGAGTTCGATAATATCTATTCAGGCAGTGTTGATCGATCAGGTGGACGCTGGGGATCACTTGATGATGTTCCCTTAACATTTGGCTCTAGTCAAGATGTTCAAATGGAGTGGGAAACTACTCAAGGTGTTGATTCCTTCGTTATAGGACTAGGAACTGGAAACGTCTTTTCCGTTATGGAGAAGGCAGATATGACTACCAATTGGGCTATCGGTAGTCAAACGAACCCCACACTTTATATCCATAGTGCTGATTCTGGGACTACCTCAGATTATCTAAGGCTCACTCATGATCAGACTAACGCAGTTATAGCAGCCGGTTCTGGAGTTCTTAATATTCAATCTGATGTATTGATATCAGGAACAACACCCTTGCTTACTGTTGGGGATGCAGGTGCTGAGGATGCAGCTATCCTGTTTGATGGAAATGCCCAAGACTTCCACATCGGACTTGATGATTCTGCTGATGACCTTGTAATTGGATCAGGGTCATCATTAGGCACAACACCTGCAATATCTATTAATTCAGATCAGGTTGTGACCTTCCATCAAGATCCAATTTTCGCAGGAACAACTCCAACCCTTACAATTGGTGACGCTGGAGCTGAAGACACAGCCATCGTTTTTGACGGCAATGCTCAAGACTTCTATATAGGACTAGACGATTCAGCTGATGATTTAGTAATTGGCTTAGGTTCAACACTTGGAACCACTCCAGCAATTTCTGTCGATGAGAACCAAGTTGTCACATTCCACCAAGATCCCATCTTTGCTGGGACAACCCCAACTATAACCATTGGCGATGCTGGTGCGGAAGACACCATGCTCGCCTTTGATGGAAATGCTTTAGATTTCCATGTTGCCCTTGATGACTCTGCTGACGATCTAGTTATAGGTACAGGCACCACTGCAGGATCAAATACCCTTGTTTCAATAAATGGTGATGCTACTGGTATTGAATTGAAAGTACCCACAGTTACCGTGGGAGATGGTACTGCCGAAGATACCCAAGTATTATTCGACGGCAATGCGCTCGATTTCCATGTAGGTTTAGATGATTCAGCAGACGATCTTGTAATTGGTACAGGTAGCACACTAGGAAGCAATACACTTATCTCGATCAATGGTGATGCTTCTGAGGTCCAGTTAAAGGTACCCACTGTGACTGTAGGTGATGGAACCGCTGAAGACACACAGGTACTGTTTGATGGAAATGCTCTCGACTTTCATGTAGGTCTTGACGACTCCGCCGATGATCTTGTAATCGGTACAGGAAGTACCCTTGGATCAAACACGATCATCTCTATAAATGGCGATGCTTCTGAAGTACAGCTTAAAGTCCCTACTGTTACAGTGGGGGATGCTACGGCAGAAGATACCGCTGTCATATTCGACGGGAATGCCAAAGACTTTTACCTTGGTTTAGACGATTCCGCAGATGACCTTATCATTGGTCTTGGATCAACTGTAGGCACTAACCCTGCAATTACTGTTACAGGTGACGGTACAGAGGATGTAACCCTAGCGGGTGACCTTACAGTATCTGGAACTGGACCCCACGCTGTTGGTGGTGCAGGTCTCAATTATGCCCAGACAAGAACAACTGGTACGTTCACATCTGGGGGTGCTGGTAGTCACACCGCAGGACTCTGGATAGATGGCACCATTGTTGGTGTATCCGGCGACACGACCTTCAATGTTGGAAGCTACTTTTCCAATTCAATAAACACTGTAGCAGCCTCTGAAACAATTACCGACGTTGTCCAAGTATTAGTCAATGAGCCTCAGATCACAAAAGGCGCTGGTAGCACTGTTACTAACGCTAGTTCTCTTAAGGTCATTGCTGCACCCACTGAGGGAACAAACAACTACGCCTTGTGGGTAGCTGCTGGAGCATCCCTAATGGATGGTGCTTTAACTGTAGCTGGTGCCTTGAAGGTTACTGGAACGACTCCAGTATTAACCATTGGGGACGCTGGTGCAGAGGATACTACCCTACTATTTGACGGAAACGCCACCGACTTCTATATAGCATTAGATGATTCTGCTGATGACTTGCTGCTTGGTGTAGGAAGTACAGTAGGAACAACTCCATTTCTGTCTGCCACAACAGGTCCATCTGTAACAATCACCCATGAAAATGGTGGGTTCGTGGATATCGCAACCAGTGGAGCCTCTGGCTACCTACGGATGCGGGGAAGTACAGCTATTGAATCCTCGGCTTCAGCACTAACTCTCAATGGTGGAGGTTTGGCTACCGTGTCCTTGCTGAGTGCGGTAACTGCAAATAGTACATTCACGCTAACCGATGGTGGAACTGTGACCCAAGCTACAAACCACGGCACTGGAGTAACCCTCAACACGAACAGTGGGCAAATCACCTTGGCATCTGTGGACCTTGCAGCCGGTGCAGAAGCTACATTCACCGTTACCAATTCAGTCGTAGCTGCCACTGATGTCGTCATTGTCAATGTCTCGGATGATCAGGATGCTGGAACATTGTTGGCATTTGTAGATGATGTGGGTGCAGGGACTTTTGACATTGTATTATCTAATGTCCACGCAAGTGCTGCATCTGGTAATGGTGGCACAGTGGTAAATTTTGCAGTTATAGGAGGAGCTTCGAGCTAATGACAATTAATATTCCAACAGGTTCTCAAAAAAGAGTAGAGGATGCGTTTGCGTCAGTTTATGGTTATAAAGTAGAGATAGCTAATCCAGACCATGATCCTGATGATTCAAATAGTTCAGCAATGATTGATAATCCTCAATCCATAAGCGACTTTTTTAAGGATCAAGTAGTCCACTTTATAACATCCACGGTACTTCGTGAAGAAGCAGAAAACGCGAGGAAAGCTGCAATTGAGGCACACAACACCTCTGTAGCACAACTAAATGTGACATGATGCCTCACACCTTAATTGATCTCGGAGCAGGGGGAGCACTTTCGCTAATGATCTTATCAACGGTCTTTCGGTATATGAAATCTCGTAACGGCGGTAACCCCATTGAGAAACTCAGAGATCGGGTGATTGGACAAGGAGAACGATTGGCCCACGTAGAGACCGCTTTAGAGGGTGTTCACCATCAATTAAATAGACAGGATACTAAGTTGGATAAAATTATTGAGAGGGTAAGTTAATGCCACCAACTAGACTTGCTCAAGACATCGTACAATTTGCTAGAGGTTTTCCACCAGGAACACCTACTTCCATAATTCAACAGGCAACTTGGAATGCATATGGGAAAAGAGCCTCTGATATTGTTTCAAAAGATGATGATATAGACGTTGGACCCCAGGCTGGATTCTTCACTGATATGACCAATTACGCTAAACAAAATGTCCAAGGATTTCCACAAGATTTTGGACCTGGGTCATCAGAAGTTGATGTTGATAGATTAAACGCACAAGCTCCTAATATGTTTGGTGGATTAACACAGCCACCAGATTTTGGGCGTCAAGACATGGGTGGTGCCTTTGATGTTTTTGGTAATCTAGGTCAACCTTTTCTACGGGGGATAGTTCCACAATTACCTGGGTATTTTAACCCTGATCAAGCTGCCCAAAATCGGTTAGCTGGTTTCTTTGGTAGACCTTCAGCTATTGCTCCTGGAGCTGAACAATTTGCCAGAGGAATCCAGGGATTTGGAGGAGCAACTCCTACCCAAAATTTACTAACGCAAGGATTACAACAAGCTCAAACAGCTGGGACAGAGGATATGTTACAAAATATCCTTGGTGGCCCTGATCCACAACTACCAGAAGTTTTACCCTTTTTACAAAGACAGCTCCAACAAGTACAGCAAAATATACAACCAACACAAGAAGCTTTTGCACAGGCACCTGCTGGTATTCCCCAGTTCCTTGGTGGAAGTGGTCAGTTATTGAATCAACTTATTCAACAGGTTCCTGGTACTACTGCTACAGGTCTTTCAGGGCAAGCAAGTATTGAGGATTTAGTTCGTTCTCAAGTTCCACTTGGGGAATCACAAATGAGAGCTGCTATAGGTACTCTCCAGGGATTAGGAGCGGAAGATCCAGCTCTTCAAGCAAGGCGTGAACAGCTTCTTACTGATCCACAACAAACCCAAGCACCTCTTGATGCACAGGCTGCTAGATTTCAACCTCCAGCACCAATTGAAACACCAGAAATCCAAAATGTTGTCGATCAGCAGATTAGAGATTTAATTGCGGGTGGTGGATTATCACCTGAATTTATTGGTGCTCAAACTAGACAAGTTCTTGATCCCGCTAGGGAACGTCTTATGGGTGAACTCAATCAGCAATTTGGAGGTCAAGGAGTACTTACCGCTGGACTTCCTATGGAGATGAAAAGACGACTAGAACGGGATTTCATGGATTCACTAATTAGATCGGGTCATAGTAATCTTCAAGCAATCCTTGGTCAAGGTGCAGCACTTGGTGGTCAACAGTTTGGACAGGGAGTATCTACTGAACAAATGGCACAACAGGCTGCCCAGCAACAAGCTGCGTTTGAACAACAAGTTAATATGGCAAACCAAGCAGCTGCACAACGAGCCGGTGAGTTTGATATTAATGCACTGATCCAGCAAGCTCGTGTTGGATCAGAATTAGGCCGTGAGGAACTTAGTCGAGGTCTAGGAGTTGCTGGACAGCAAGCTGAATTAGGACGAGCTGGAATAGCTGCAGGTCTAGAGGGTTTTGGTGCAGTTCCTCAAGCTGTCCTACCTGCTCTACAGCAGCAAATGCAGTTACAGCAAGCTCTAGAGGATCAAGCCTTAAATAGATACACCACAATGGGCACTCAAGGGCTTAATATGCTTAATCAAATTGCCCAACTTGGTCAACAACCCTTTAATCTTGCACAGGCAGCACGAACCGGCAACCTAGCAGCTCTAGACCCACTTCAACAACGTGAACAATACCTTGGAAATCTTTATAACCAAGATATTCAAAATGCCATGAACTTCTTACAGGGTCAACAGGCATTCGGCACCCGTCAATCCGAAGTTGCTGGCGATATACTAAGGTCTGCACTTAGTGGAGAGTATGAAAAAGAAAGAGCAGGCCAGGAAGCTAGAGGCGGTCTCATTGGTAGTCTTATCGGAGCTACTCCAGACATTTACAAGATTATAAAGCCTCCAAAGACTGGTTTGCTCAGTGGTTTAGGACAAGTCGCTGGGGGTGTCCTTGGAGGTTATCTTGGAGGCCGTAATGCAGAACCATCCTGGCAGCAACTTGGTAACCAACCGCAAATGAGTACCCTTGGAACAGCCTATGATCGTACTTTTGCTGGTGTTCCCAACATAGAAAATTTAGGTATGATGGGCTTAGGTCCATTAGCTGGTCAACAGGCTAGAACTCCACTTGGTGGTAACCCCATAGCTGGGGGAGCTTCAAATCTATATGGAGCAGGTCTAAATGTACCGCGTCTAGGCGGGCAAGATTATATGGGCAACTGGCAATCGTAAAGGATAAAGAATAATATGGCAGAACGAGAACGACTAACAGGGATATTTAGACCTGACGATTTGGGGTTAAACCCTATTCGACAAGTTGGATCTTCTGACGAATTCACGCTTAACCGTGATCCAAGGCTTCAGTATGATCCCAAACAAGATCCTTCTGATTATCCAGGGACACCTAGTGAATTTTTTGGTGGCTCTGACGATTCACTTCCAGATATATTTTCATCTGAACAACGTCTAGGAGTTGCTGAAAAATCTGAACAACCTGTGGCTCCTGAAGGTATTCTGCAACAAATCCTACAGAATCCAAACATCCAGAGAGCACTTGCTATAGGTGGTGCGGGTCTTGCTGGACCTTTTGCAGCACAAGCTGCTGGAAAACAGTTTGATGCAAGTGAAGCAC